GAATCGACTCCTTCTGGCAAAGTCCCAGGCTACGCAGTCGGAGGAATTGCAAAAGGACCCACACAAGGATACCCAGCAATTCTTCATGGAACGGAAGCCGTTGTGCCGCTGCCCAACGGAAAGTCCATTCCAGTCGAACCAAGAGGCTCGATGGCCACAAATAATGTGGAAGTCAACGTAAACATTGATAATCAAGGAAACGCACAGACGCAAACTCAGATGGACGATCAGCAAGCAGGAAACCTCGGAAGAGCAATCTCTGCCGCCGTTCAAGAAGAGCTTCAGCGTCAGAAACGTCCGGGCGGTATTCTTAGCCCATACGGAGCAGCATAATGGCAGTTGGATTCACTGACGGAACTTCCACATTTATTCCAGACCGCACAATGCAGCGCACATCCAAGCCGAAAGTCTATCGAGCGGCTTTCGGCGATGGATACGAACAACGCATTGCTCAAGGAATTAACAACATCTCAGAAAGCTACAGTGTGTCTTTTGTCAATCGCACAAAAGCAGAAATCGATGACATTGTAGCTTTCTTTGACTCTCTGAATGCAGTAACAAACTTCTCTTTTACTATTCCAGACTCAAATGCTGGCGGGAATGAAACTACCATAAAAGTAGTTTGCGAGGATTACTCACTCACCTATACGAATGATGAATTTTACGGATGCCAAGCAACTTTCCGAAGAGTGTATGAACCATGAGTGATATTATCGAAAGCGTACAAAAGCAAGATCCAGGCTCAGAACTCGTTATTCTTTACGATCTTGAGTTTGCTGACGGCTCGTTCGCTTATTTTCATCCGGGGCTGGATGACGCAGGAGTTCCTCAAGAAATTCAATTTCGAGACTCCTCAGGAACTGCCCAAACGTACGTCGCACTTCCAATTCAAGCAGAAGGCTTTGACATTTCATCTGATGGGGCTTACTCAAGACCCACTCTCACTGTTGCAAATGTAGCTTCAGTTTTCTCAGACGAGATCGGTGGCCTTGACTACGAAAAGCTTGTAGGAAGAAGAATTACTCGAAGAATGACTCTTCGCAAATATCTAGTCGGAGAAGGCGAAGATTCAGGCGCAGGAAATGCTCCTGTCGAGTACCCAAAAACCACTTTTGTAATTGACCGCATTAAAGACAAAAACATTCTTCAGGTAACTTTTGAACTTGCAGCCCCTTTTGATCTTGCGGGCATTTTGCTTCCTCGACGAACGATTGTTGGAGGTGCATGTCCGTGGAGATACAAAGGCGCCAACGATACTGTTAGTAAACAAAACAAGGTGGGCGGTTGTAATTGGAACCCAGATAAAGGTTCTGATTACATTTTTCTTAATCAGAACGATGAGTATATAGTTCCTTCAAGTCTCACATTTACTACTTACGCTGGGTCAGCTACAGAAGGCAATTATTATAAAACTGCAAACACGCTAACTCGAGTCAATTCTGACGGTAGTTTTAGTTCAGAAAGTAACTTTGACTACTGGCAGTCTGTTACTGGAGTGGATTCTACTCCTAGCGACACAGATGTGAACTGGAGAAGAGTGCGTATATACTATACATATTCAGCTTCTACTACTTATAAAGCTTATCAAAATTCTGATTATAATGAATATGTGCTCTCTTCGGGTGCTCTGTGGCAGGTAAAAACAGTGACTCAGACTGGAAGCAGCCATGTGGTGACTCCCCCAGATTCCGGAATTTATTGGCAGCGTGGGGATCAATGCGGCAAAAAACTTACTTCTTGCTCTCTACGCTTTCATGGTCAAGTGTCAAGTGGCGGAGCTATTCAAGTTGCAAGAAATAGAAATCTATCCCTACCCTTTGGCGGTTTTCCTGGAAGTAGAGTATTTTCATGATTGAAGAAATGCTTGAGCATCTTTCTAACGAATACCCAAAAGAAGGCTGCGGAATTATTCTGAATCGAAGAGGCAAACTAGAGTGGGTACCCTGCAAAAATGTATCACAAACTCCAGAAGAAACCTTCGAGTTTGATGCTAGGGAATACACGAGAGTTCAGTTAAAGGGAGATATTCATGCAATTGTCCACAGTCATCCAGACACGACTTCGGAACCGAGCGAAAGTGATCGAAGAGCTTCTGACTTTTTGGGTATTCCATACTATATATTTTCAATACCCGATGGAGAGCTTACAGTATATGAGCCCACGACAAAAAGAGCTCCGCTACTAGGAAGAGAGTATGTTTTCGGTTCTAGCGATTGCTATTCTCTTGTATGTGATTATTACAGAGACTTAGAAATAGAACTACCCAGAATGCCTTTTATAGACGATTTTTGGGAAAAAGGTATTAATTACTTTGACGACCTACAAGAAGAGTACGGATTCGTTACTGTAGAAAAACCGCAAAAACATGATTTAGTATTTTTTAACGTAATGTCAGTTTTTCCCAATCACTGCGGGGTTTATGTAGGCGAAGATATTTTTCTACATCATGCGGTAAATCGGCTATCCTGCCGAGAAAGTATTCACTCCTTTTGGGGCAAGTATATAACGAGATATGTGAGATGGCACGAGTTTATCTAGAGGGAAGCATTTCAAAGTTTGGCACAGAGTTTCCTGTCAAAGAAGGAATGTCTGTTGCAAACATCTTCAAGCTAATTTCAGCCCAAGTTGAAGGCTTTCGAAATCACCTAATCGAAGCTGCTGAGAGTGGGATCGAATTTACTATTCAACATGGTAAAGACTTTCTTGGGGAAGAGGATCTACTTCTCAATCTTGCGAAAGACGATATAATTATTACTGAGCTTCCAGCCGGTGCGAAAGGGGGTGGCGGAAAGATTCTTGCTGCGATTGCGATTGCTGCTGCAGTTTACTTTACAGGAGGAGCTATACTAGCGGCAGGTCCTGTAACAGCGGGAACACAAACAGCTCTTGGGGCTGTTCAATTAATTGGATACGGCATTGCAACAAACCTCGCAATTACAGGTCTTACTGAACTCATTGCTCCAGGGCCCGAAGTAGACTCCGCTGACACTAACCAAGCTTCTCTTTTTAATGGCCCCATTAACAGCGTAAGGCAGGGACAAGCAATTCCTATTGCCTACGGAGAGATGATTGTAGGCGGTACACCGATTAGCGCTTCTTATTCTTCCGAGCCTATTCAGCCCTCTTTCCTTACTGTATCTCCGACCGCTTCGCTCAGCAATAACCCACAGTCTTCACCACCATCCACTACAGTTTACAATGGCGTACCAGTATTTACTTCTGTAATTGCTGCCGGAGGATTTAGCTTTGGTACACAGCTTGGCTTCAATTTTGAATTTGATTTAAGAGGATCACTATAACATGGGAATGGGTAACTCAACAGACGGCGGCTCTATTTACGGGCCTTTTCCAGGTATGCCAGGGCCGGGGGCAGGAGATCTTGCAGGTCGCTATCGCAAATCTAGCGGACGTATTTTTACACAGCAAAATGGTACTGTACAAGACCTGATCTCTGAAGGAGAGATTGAAGGTCTTGTAGGCGGTACTTCCGGCGTTTACTTAAATGAAACTCCGCTAAGCAACTCGAGCGTAGTCACTTCTCAGGGCCCAAGGTTTGGTCTTGCTTCTACTACTGCGACGTCTACTACGGTTAACTCTGCCACGTCTGACCTTTTCACGGGTATAGACCTAGCCGCGGGGCTTCGAGTAGTTCAAATTCAGGGAGCTGAGCATCAGACAACTCTCGCTTCTGCGGCTTCCGCGGGAGCGACTTCCATCACTGTAACGAATGCGTTTACATCTCGCTCAGCAATCACTTGGGTTCAGGGCTTCGTAAAGAACTCTCTTTCCTTCGCAAACATTACGATTGCGGGAGCAGGACCGGATGGAGATGACTACGTAGGTACTCTTGTATTTGCGACGGGAACGAGCGGTACTGTATCTCCAGCTCTCTCCACTTCAGTCTCTTCAGGAGCTACTGTAGAGGTAGACTTTTTCTCTCCCATCAACACTGTTGTAGATGGAGATACTATTGGCACGGCTCAAGCTGTTCCTGTTTCTGTTACGAATGCGGCCATTCAAGTTCTGCCACCCATCGTAACTTCAACTGCCGATGCAAACTTTAGCAATGCCAATGTGTCTTTCTACAAGGGTACTCGAACGCAAGCAGCTGCTCCAAGAAGCAATGCTGCTGCCGTAAGTTTCATTCATGCTCCGAGTACTCCAGAGCTTCAGCAAAGTACGGATACTCTAGGATCAGGATCCGTTTCAATTGTTAACTCCTCTCTTTCAGGCACATCCCAGCCCACACAATCTCCCCGTACTTTTACGGCTTCAGTCATTACTGGAGGCGCTTCGAGCGACATTATTAAAGAGATTGACACACTGAGTGTAGAGTTTGAGCTTCCCGCGGGGCTTGGGTACTTTGTTCAAGACGGAGATTTTCAAGAAGCCGTTGTCGAAATTCAGATTGCCGTTGAGTTTGATCGAGGCGGAAACACTGAAGAAGTCATTCTCATCAACCAAAACACAAAGCTGAACGGAAGCAATCAATTCGTTCGTCAGCGTGCAGGTCTTGCCAATCCTTACCCAGCGAACTTCTCCGATAAGAGTACAACTCCAGATGGTCTTATTATTGGCGAAACTCAAGGATCTTTTCTTGCTTCTTACTCGCTCGATCTAACTCCCTATCAGCCTTTTGATGATTTTACTCTGAAGATTGCCCGTATCTCTCCAGAAATTTTTGAGAATTATACGACGCAAAAAGGTCTTGATAAAGGAGAAAACGCACTTCTCGCTTGTAATATTAAGACAATTCAAGCTGGCATTTTTGAAAAACTTTCCTATCCTAACTCTGCCTATGCAGTCACTCAGTTTAGCGCAGAAGATTTTGATACGCCTCCTGCGAGAGCTTATCATATTCGCGGAAAGAAAGTAAAAGTTCCTTCTAACTATATTACTCGAGAAGAGATTAATCCTGCGAGCCCGAACTCTCAGGCAGCCAAATATACTCGAAATATTTCTACTGGTGTAGATGAAAGCTCCTACCAAAGCTGGGATGGCTCTTTTCGCGGTGATGAAAGTCTAGCAATTACTCATCCCAACTATTCGAAGGTCTACACGAATAATCCAGCTTGGGTTTTCTACGATATTCTCACGAATAAAACCTATGGATTGGGCGATTTTTTGAATGAAGAGGATATTGATATTTATTCTCTGTATCAGATTT